TGCCATAATGTTATTGGTGAGGCGGTACCAGTCCGCGGTGAGTGGTGGTTGAGGGTATCCGGGATTGAAGCGCGGTCTGTCCATGGCAGGTGTGTCGTGTGTCACAAGTTTTACCACTATGATGCTGGAAATATTAAGATAGAGAGCGTAAAAGAGACTTGTAAATAACACAATACGTTGTATAATATTGGTAACTAAATAAACGGCCTAACCGAAGTTTGCCGCCCGGAGATTTGCATTAATGCTATCTCCGGGCGGTTTTGTTATTCAGAAAAGAGGTGAAATGATGGGTTTTGAATCTGCGATTGTTGGTGTAGTTCCTCTGTTGGCGTTTGTCCTGGCCTTGGTTGAATGGGTGAAAAGGCTTGGGGTTGTTCCGTCCAGTTGGTATCCGGTTGTTTCCATGGTGATGGGTGTGTTGTGTGGCATCAGTTACAAGTTATCCCTTGGCGTCATCATTGGATTTGCCGGATGGTTTGAAGCAATTGTATATGGATTGGCATTAGGCCTGATTGCGAGCGGCGTTTATGACGCGGCAAAGTCTGCTACACGGTAAAGTTTTTCTGAAATGGAAACCAGCGTCGTTGCCATCATTACCGCTGTTGGAGGCCTGCTAATGGGCGCGGCTGCACTTGTTGGAACGATTATCAACCGGCGCAAATTAAATGCCGAAGCTAATGCAGAAGATGCGGGCGCCAGCGAGTCTATTCAGCGGGCGGCATTGGCGCTGGTTTCTCCTCTGGAAAAGCGAATCAAGGACTTAGAGAGCCGGCAAGCCCGGACAGATCGACAGTTGCAAAGCGCTCTCGACCGAATCAATTACCTGTTGACAGGTATAAACCATCTCAGTAATCAGATTACCCGATCTGGTGCATGTCCTGAGTGGAAACCGGACCCATGGAACTTACCTGAGTGAAACAACCAGAAGGCATCCCACAAGCATTAACCGAAAAGCTGGAGGCGCTGAAGAAACTCAACCGCCGCCGGTTTGATTACGTTTTGGCGCGTGCCCAGGTGGATGAAATTCAGAAAGCCCTGGAGATGGTTGGATTGACCAAGGGTTGGTATTACCAGTTTCCACCAGCGGAACGGGAAGAGCTTGAAAAGCTAGCTGAGGAGCTGCATTACGAACACGGTTTAGCCGCGTTTTACACGTTAGTGCAGGTCTCCCAAAAAGCCGCTCAGGTGAAGGCTGAAGGATTGGAATCGCTGAATGAGAAGGTCCGGCAAGCAGCTGCGACTGATATTCTGGACCGCGTTCTTGGTAAACCCAAGCAGCCGGTTGAAACTGAATCAGATGGCAAGTTGACAGTGACAGTGCAGTACGGGGACGGCGATAAAGATGACCCGCGAAATGCACAGCGAATGGCAAGCGTTCCTGAGAGAGCAGGGGCGCGTAAACCAGGCGTCAATGTGCGAAGTCGTAGAAGCCCTGAAAGAGTTGGGGATGAAAATTGACGCGCATGACGAAAAAGTAGAAGAGCGTATTACTCGCGCCGTTGACGGGGTCACAAAGCAGCTACCACCCAAGCGCAATAATCGTAACTGATGACCATGGAGGTCACTTGCCTGAAAAGATAACCTGGACGGCTGGGCGGCGTAAACTAAAAGACCTGCGCCCGTGGGAGCGTAATCCCAGACAAATCACAAAAGAGCAGGCACGCCGCCTGGCTGAATCCTTTGACGAATTCGGGCAGGTTGAGACCATTGCTATTAGCCCCGCTGATGACGTATACAACGGGCATCAGCGTCTTGCCGTCCTACTGGAAAAGCACGGCGGCGATTATGAGATAGAGGTACGCATATCCTCCCGCGCCCTGACAGAGAAGGAGCGCGAGAAGTTGACGGTGTACCTGCACAAAGGCGCGGCGGGTGAATGGAATTTTGACGCGCTTGCCAACGGGTTTGAAGTGGATGAGTTGATAGAGTGGGGGTTTAGACCGGAGGAGTTAGGGCTGGACAAGGACTACGGCATAGAGAAGCCGGAAGACGCTGGCGCACAGATTGACAAGGCGGAAGAGTTGCGCGAGAAGTGGGACGTAAAGACTGGTCAACTTTGGCGGTTAGGCGACCATCGTATCATCTGCGGTGACTGCACTGATAGGGCGGTGGTGGAGAAGGTGATGGCGGGGGAGAAGGCAGTCTGTATGTGGACTGATCCCCCGTATGGTGTCGAGTATGTTGGCAAGACCAAAGACGCGATGACTATTGAGAATGATGGCGCGGATGATTTACCAGGGCTGCTTACTGCGTCATTTTTATTGGCTGATTCTGTTTTGGTAGAAGGTGCGCCGATTTATGTAGCGCACCCGGCGGGTGCGCTACAGATGGTGTTTGACAAATGTTTTGTTGACGTTGGGTGGAAGTTTCACGAGACGCTTGTTTGGGTAAAAGACTCGATGGTTCTCGGTCACTCCGACTATCACTACAAACACGAGCCAATCATTTACGGATGGAAAGGCAAAAATAGATTTTGGTATTCTGGACGCGACCAAGTAAGTGTGTTTGAAATACCTCGACCTAAACGAAGCGCAGAACACCCTACCATGAAACCGCCGGAGTTGGTTGAGGTTTGTATGCAGAATAGCACAAAGAACGCAGATATTGTTTACGAACCGTTTAGCGGTAGTGGAACATCCATAATCGCCTGCGAGCGTCTTGGGCGCAAGTGCCGTGCGATAGAAATATCGCCTGCGTATGTGGCAGTCAGCATTCAGCGGTGGGTTGACACTACCGGCGGACGACCAGAGCTGCTTGACCAGTAATACAGGACAAATCAGGATGACAGACACTACCCGCAAGCCAGGCACATTCGGCAAAGGCGACCCGCGCATAAATCGCAAAGGTCGCCCAAAGTCGTTTGACGCGCTGCGGACGCTGGCACAACAGGTAGCGCATGAGGCTGCACTGGTAGGCGGTGAGCCGCTTGTCCTTGATGGGCATGTCGTGTCAGTAGCGGAGGCGATACTCAGGCAGTGGGCGCAGTCGCGCAACTGGCAATTACAAAGACAGTTCATGGAGGTAGCATTCGGGAAAACACCGGAGACCCTACACGTATCAGGCGCGGACGGGAATGCGCTAAAGGTTATCGTTGAATATGCAAACATTCCGTATCCAGTTACCGACATACCATCAGAGCCAGGCGGAGATAGCACGTAGCCTGACCCGTTTCAACGTGCTGGACTGCGGCAGGCGCTGGGGCAAGGATGTAATCAGCCGGAATTGGATAGTGGAAGGTATGTTAGCAGGCAGTCCTTGTGCGTGGTTTGAGCCTACCTATAAAGAGGCAAACCGTAACTGGCGCTGGTTCGTAGACAAGCTGAAGCCGGTAACGAAGGGCAAGAACGAAGTCTATAAGCAGCTGGAATTGATAACCGGCGGCAGCCTGACAATGTGGTCAATTGACACAGATGGCGATGCGGGACGCGGTAATCACTATAAGCAGGTTGTCATCAACGAAGCGGCAATGATACCTAATCTGGAATACGCCTGGACAAAGGTTATTGACATCACGCTGGCGGATTTACAGGGGAGCGCAATCTTTGCGAGTACGCCAAGAGGTTTCAATTACTTCAAAGTGTTATACGACCAGGGGCAAGATAAGCATCAGCGCGACTGGTCAAGCTGGCGGCGGTCAACGTGGGATAACCCCTACATAGCCCGCACAGAGTTAGAACGGTTTCATACCAACCTGCCAGAGTTAGCATATCGGCAAGAGATTATGGCGGACTGGATAGCGGATAGTGGCATGGTATTCCGGCGGGTGATGGACGCGGCACGATTAGAACCGCTAGACAGCCCGATACCAGGACACCAGTACATAGCAGGTGTTGACGTGGCTGCAAGTGTCGATTTTACGGTATGTTACATATTTGACGCAGCTAGCAAAGAGATGGTTTATCAAGACCGTTTCAACCGAGTTGATTACGGCGTGTTAGAGGATAGGCTGGACGGGATATGTCGTAGGTGGAATTTAGACCTGATGATAGTTGAAAGTAACAGCATAGGGCAGCCGGTACTTGACGCGCTATCAGCACGAGGGTTACCAGTGCAAGGGTTTACTACCACTCAGGCAACCAAGCAGGCAGCAATCCAGGCACTACAAAGCGCGTTTGAACACGACCAGATAGCGATACTAAACGACCCCGTCCTGATAGGTGAGTTGTTAGCGTTTGAAAGCAAGCGATCACATACAGGCGGATTTTCATACAGCGCACCGAGCGGGCAACACGATGACTGCGTCATGGCGCTAGCAATAGCATGGCATGCGCTAACGAACGCCCGGCCACTGATTCTTTTTGGAGCGTGAAATGGTGGATAGCTATAAGGTTCTGACTGCAATTCCGGAGTGGGCGCTAAACCTTGATGGTGAAAGCGGCAATAGTTTGACGGGCGAGGCAGATGCTTATCGTTATGTCCCACTTGTTTACAGGGCATTGAACATTCGTTGTTCTGCTCTGATTGGTATTCCGTTTCGGCTGATGAAGGGTAAGGAAGTTGTAGCGTGGGATGACACATTTACTACCCCACTAAAGACCCTTCTAAAGTGGACAGAAGCTTCATTGTTACTGACTGGTAGCGCCTACTGGTTGGCAATCGATAAAGGCAATCGCCGGTTGGGTGCCCAGTGGCTAAATCCATACACCATCACTAAAGACGTCAAGCAGCAAAAAACAGACATGGGTGTGATGACGACTGTCACTTATTCGCAACAGACCGGCAGTATGAAATTGGGACCGTGGTCAGATGACCAGGTAACCCATTTCAGAACATTCAATCCACAAGATGACATCCTAAATGGTATTGCACCGGCCGCAGTTGCGCTTCAATCAGCGCGGCTTATGTTTTATCTAAAGCGGTTTGCATCCCGTTTCTTTGAAGGCGGGGCAATGCCAATAACTGTTTTGGGTATTGAAGGTCACCCGAGTACAGAGGAAGTGAAACGAGTAGAAACATTCTTCCGGCGTGTGGCTTCAGGTGTTCGCAATGCATTCAATGTTGTGGGGATGAATGCAGCTGTAAAGCCAACGGTGATCACACCGGCGCTTGATACCCTGGCTATGCCGGAATTACGCATTCAAGCACTTGAGGATGTCTGCCATGCCTTTGGTATTCCTCAGACAATGCTCACAGACGCGGCGAATTATGCCACTGCAGCTGAGCACCGGCGCTCATTCTACGAGGAAACCATCAATCCAGAAGCGGATTGGATGGCAGAAACGATTACAGAGCAATTTCTAGCGCCTACCGGGTACCGGTTAGAGGCACATCCTGAAGAGATGGACATATTCCAGGACGACGAGGCGCAACGAGCTGCGAGTGTTAGCGCGTTGACCATGGCGGGTTTGGATCTGGTAACAGCGCTTGAAATCTTGGGGTACGACCTGACAGAAGACCAGTGGAACCGGGTGAAACTCACCCAGGCTGTTGCGCCAGCGCAATCAGCAGAAGATAGCCCCCCTGATACTGAGTATCAGACTGACCCGATTGAAGAAGAGAAACGAAAGTGGCAGCGTAAGGCGCTGAAGGCACTGGATAAAGGCAAATCACCCGATGTAACTTTTGAAACGGAGGTGATCCCCGCTCTCGAGTGCGACCGGATTCACGGTGCGCTTGCTACCGCTGAGACAGCGGCGGATATTAAGGCAGCGTTTCAGGCTTCTGAAGTGGATTTGGCAGTCGAATTGAAACGAGCCAATGACTTATTATCTGAGGTACTAGGTGGATAACACAGTCATCCAGGTTACCAAGCAGGTCCTTGAAACGGCAATGACGATGAAAGCAGCCGGCCGGGACCGCCGTGAACCAAAACGGCGGGAGAAGATGATCCTGCAGGACCGGATCCGGCGCATTTTGCAACGGCGTTTCAAACGGCAGGCGCGAAAAGTCCGGCAATATTTTGAAGGCATGTACCCGGAACGAAAGGCGATAGTACCCACCGGCTTGCTTGAGGACAATGAGGATGAAGGGATATTGATTCGGTTGATATTGAATGCTGTGAGTGGCGGGATAGTGCAATTCTCCGAGTCAGTGTCGATTGGTTACGACTGGTCAACTGTGAACATGGATGCAGCTGAATGGGCAGCGGCTTATGCAGGCGAGCTGATTGGTGACGTGGATGAAACCACCCTTGAGGCTGTACAAAAAGCTATTGAGCTGTTCATAACCACACCCGGAATGACGATTGGAGACGTGATGAATGCCCTTCCATTTGGTGAAGAACGAGCGCTCCGAATAGCAGTGACAGAGATTACCAGGGCGTATGCCCAGGGGCAAATCCTTGCTGGTGAAGCATTGCGGCGGGAATACCCGGATGTGAAGGTAGTAAAGACTTGGTTCACAAATGCAGATGATCTTGTGTGTGACATTTGCGGTCCTCTGGATGGCGCAGAAGCGGAATTGGAAGAGTCATTCGAAGGCGGGATTGACGAGCCGCCGGCGCATGTGAACTGCCGTTGTTGGATTCAGACAAGGACCCGCATATGAGCCCGGCACCAGTTCAATTCAGCATTGACATCCAGGGAGAAGAACGATTTGCCCAGATGTTGCGGGAAATGGGTCCCGGCGTTTCGAGGGCACTTATTGCTGCAGGTAAAGAGGCAGCTGCAAACATTGTGAGCCAAAAGGGCGTGAAGCAGTATCCGCCCGCAACGGACGCCAATCGAGCAGGACGGATGAAGACCGTTATGATTGGCGGGAAAGAAGCCACATTCCGGGCGCCATGGTATAAGCGCGGGATTGGAACACAAGTACCAATCCGTGGTGGTGGTTATCGGAGTCTGAACAATTCAGAACGCCTTGGCACTCAGTATGTGATTGAGAGCCGCGGAACTAACACAGTGATAGGCAACCGGGCTAGCTATGCCCCCTTTGTCGCTGGTGAAGACCAGGCCAAACACATGGCGAAGATTGGTTGGCGAAAGTTGAGTGATGTTGTTCGAGAACAAATGGGTGAGACCGTGCGGATTTACACCGCATGGATGGACCGCTTGATCGCGGAGAAAGGATCATGAGCATGGATAAAGAGATTGAAGTAGCAGTATCTACAGGAACCGAGGTCAAGGCACTGGGAGATGGCAGGGTTGGGGGTTACCTGGTGAGATTTACTAGTCCACGAGACCCGGATTTAACCGGTGATTTCTTCACCAAAGACACCGATTTGGGTGTTGAGGACGGGTCAATCCTACCCGTTTACTACCACCATGGGGGAGATGGAACGCTGAAGACGCGCAAACTTGGTCGGGCAGTAGTGAAGTTTGACAATGTCGGCTTGTGGTTAGAGGCGCAATTGAATATGCGGGACGAGTATGAAGAGATGATCTACAAACTGGCAACTGAAGGAAAACTTGGATGGTCCTCAGGGGCAGCCGGTCACCTGGTTGAACGTGAACAGGTTGGAAAGACGTGGTTCATCAAATCATGGCCGATTGCTGAGGCAAGTTTGACGCCAACGCCGGCTGAAGCCCGCAATGATGTGCAGGTTGTGAAGTCGGTTCCAGACGGGGAAGAAGAGCAAGAGACAGATGGTGAGACCGGTGAGGTAAACCAGGCTGTGACGCCCGATGTTCCCTCTGATACTGAGTATCAAGACGAGCAAGTTCAATCAGAAAATTTAGAAGATGCACATGGAGGTGCACAAATGGACGAAACTGTAAAAGCAGAACTCGATGGAATGAAGTCATCTATCGATGAATTGAAAACTCTTGTAACCGCGGCTCTTGCCCCGAAAGAAGAGCCAAAACCCGAGGCTGAACCTCAGGGTGTTGTGATGAAAGGCGCTCCTGCGCTGAAACGGGTCACTGACCTGGGCTTCAAAGATGAAGCGGTGAAGGCGTTTATGCATTACGCCAAGACCGGCGAAGTCGTGAAAGCAGCCCTGCAGGAAGACACCGAAACCGAAGGCGGCGTGGTTGTTCCTGACGATTTCTATGCCAAGATTGCAGAAAAACGCAACCTTGCGTCCTGGATTCGCCAGGCTCCTGTTCAGCACTTCACTACCAGCCGTGACAAAATCATCATCGGCGCGGAAGATACCGCTGCAACCAAGTTTGTGGTTGTCGCTGAAGAGGGCGCATGGGATGAGAACGAACCCAACATGGCGACTGTGACTGTTGAAATTCACAAGATGACCAAAATCATCAAGGCGTCTGAAGAACTTGTTGCAGATGCTGCAGTCAATATCGAGGCTTATCTCGCTAATGTGTTTGGTCGTTCGATGGCTTTGGCCGAGAACTACTATTACACGATTGGCAATGGCGTGAACATGCCTTTGGGTATCCTTGCCGGCGCAACTTCCAGCGGTATTACAACTGCTGGAGCAACTGCTATCACAGCTGCTGAGTTGGTTTCGTTGGTTGGGAAACTTGGCGGCGGGTACAACATCCCGCCCGAATGCGG